GATTCTAATATTGTTGGACTTGCTGCAAGTGCTTTAGAATATTCTACTGGATATGGATCAACTGTTCTTCCAAGTGAATGTTTTGTTGTTAAATCTAATAATAATCAATTCTTTATTTCTACATCAATTACTGATGCTAGAATTGGTAAAGGAGTTACTTTTGCACAGGATAAGGGTCAAGGTAACCTTCACAAGTTTACAATGGATAAGAGAGATTCTAAGTCTATGATCTCTATTAGTGGTCTTGTACAGAAACCTTTATCACATACATCCATAACATATGAGTTAGATGTTGGTGTTAATGGTTTTGTTACTTGTTTTGCTTTGAGTGGATTAAGTACAATAAGATCTGGAGATTTACTCAGAATTGATGATGAGTATAGTATTGTTGAAACAGTTGGTTTTGGTAGTACAACTACAGGACCTATTACTGGTATTGGAACTTGGAGTCTTGTTGAAATAGAAAGAGGAACAGTTGGTAGTGCAGCAACAGTACACTCTGCTGGAGCAACTGCGAGAATCTATAGAGGTGCTTTCCAGATAGTTGATAGTGATGTATATTTTACAGAAGCACCTCTCGGTGGTGACTTGGGTATGATTGACCCAAGCAATCTTCCTTACCCTAGAGCATCATTTGGTGGAAGAACTTACTTAAGACAAGACTATGATACTAACCAAATATTTGATGATAATTCAGATGAGTTTGATGGTTTAGAAAATATATTCCCATTAACATCTACAGGTGTTGCTGTAACTGGTATTGGTTCAACTGGTGGTAACGGAGTTCTGTTTATTAACAGTATGTTCCAAGCACCATTTGGTGAAAACAATGAAGGTGTTGCAAACTTCAAGATTATTGAACAAACTCTTGGTGGTATTGCTAGTGTTAACTATACAGGTATTACTTCGTTTGGATTTACGGATCTAATAATTGATGAAGATGATGTTAACCAAAATCAACTACCTAGAGGTGGCATCATAGTTTCTGTTGCATCTACACCAGGTCAAGGTTATGCTCCATTCAAAGGTGCTAAGGTTCAGGTAACTACTGGTAAAGATGGTACCATTACAGGCATTACTGGTATATCAACAACTAGTGATTTTATAGACATTGAAAGTGTTGATTATGATAAGACAACTGGATTTGCAACTGTATCTACTGCAAAAGTACATAGATTTGGAGTTGAAGATTTTGCTAAGTTAGTTGGTTTAGAATTTACTTGTTCTGATTACATATCGGGAATAACAACTCTTGGTATTACATCATTCGTATATGATCATCTTGTTGGTATTGCTACAATAATTACAGACTCTACACATGGATTTACTGATCCAAATCTAGTAGGTATAGTAACTAATGGATTGACCTTTACTTGTGATATGGATGGTTATAGAACTAATCACACATATCCAAGATCTACAGATCCTGCAAATAACAAATTCTTAGAAGTTAGAAATGTAACTAGAGATGAATTTGATGTAAATGTTGGTATATCAACTCAGGTGAGATATACACCTGTAGATGCGATTTATGATGCTGTTGCTGGTATTATGACAGTGACTATTGGATCACATAATATCATGTCTGGAACTAGTGTCAAGATTGATCAAGAATCCATCAATTTCCAGTGTGCGATGGATGGTCTTTCTACTACTAAGTCATATCCTAGAACAACTGATCCATATTTTGACAGAGCAATTTCAGTTGCATCTACCACTGCAACAGGTATTGCTATAACTGTGGGAACTTCTCCTATCGTTAATTATAGTATTACTACTGCAACTTACAATCCATCAACAGGTATTGTGACTGCTACTATTGGACAACACCCTCTAAAAGATGGAACTTCTATTAAGTTAAAAGAAGGTTCTCTAATCTTTAGATGTGAAACAGATAATTATATTTCAACTCATACATATCCACGCAATATTATTGATACTCAGACTATTAACGGTGCTGAATATGATGCTACTGCTGGTATTATGACAGTTACTGTAATACCTGGTGGTCGTTTAATACATGATGGAGATTTTGTAAGATTTGATAACGATTCTATTAGATTTACTTGTGATATGGATGGTGGAACATCTACTAAATCTTATCCAAGATCTACTGATCCTTATAGTGGTAAATGGGTACCAATTACAGGTATAGGAACTACTTCATTTGCAGTTAATGTGGGTAAATCACCTATACAACCTTTTGCTATCTCTAGTGCTATCTACGATCCTACTGCTGGTATTGTAACAGTGAGTATACCTGATCATCAATTCATGACTGGTACTAGTATAAGAATATCTCCTGAATCATTAGCATTTAGATGCGGTCTTGACACATACCAGAGTATACATTACTATCCAAGGTCAACTGATACTGTTGGTTATAATACTGCAGTCTCTATTGCTTCTACTACAGTAAGCACTATTTCATTCCAGATACTTCCAACTCAACCATCGAGTAATGTATCAACTCATCATCATGTTCCAAATGATAAGTTATCACCAATCAATGCAACATACGATTCTATTGTTGGTATTATGACTGTTACAGTCAATAATCATGGACTTTCAAATGGAGATTATGTGAAGTTTGATGATGGGTCTGTTAACTTTACATGTACTAGAGATAATAATCAAAAAGTTTGTGGATATCCTAGACCTAAAGATCCTTATCATAATACATGGGTTAAAGTTTCTAATGTAACTACTAATACATTCAGAACTAATGGTATGAAGTCATATGATCATGCTACACATACTTTTGTTTCTGGTACACCTAACAGTATTACTAGATCAGTAATCGTAGGTGGTGGTGCATATAATCACACATTCGTCAGTGCAGGTGTCGGTAGTATGGATCAAAAGCGTGATAGAACATTTGATCAACCAGTTAAAATTACTGCTGGATATACTTTAGATACTGCAGAAGATATTGTTTATGATCCTGTTGCTGGTATTATGACAGTAACTGCTGCTGCTCATGGAATGATGAACGGCGATTATGTTCTTATCGAAAATAATTCAATAAAACTTGAATGTTCACAGGACAACTATGTTACACCTCATCTATATCCAAGGATTACCGATCCAATTAGCGGTGATTGGGTAGCAGTTGCAAGTACAACAGTTAACTCATTTGCTATAGATGTTGGTAAGACTAATACTGGTGATCAATATGTTCATAGATTTGCTGGTGCGGTAGAGAATGGTATTAGAAAACAGAATGGAACTGTTACTTTCCAAGCAGGTATTTCAACTGATACTACTGAACATCGTTATGATATAATGGCAGGTCATGAGGCATCTAATGCAATTATTAGTGGTGGAAACTATGCCCATACTTTTGCTAGTGCATCAACTGGAGCGATTAGAACTGGTGGTGGATTTAATCATAGACTTGTAAGTGCTGCTTCTAGCACTCTTTATATTGATTCTTGGACAGGTGCTGCTTTGACTGTATCTAATGCAGTATATAATCCTGAGACTGGTATTGTTAGGTTTACTGCTAAGAATCATGGATTGGTTGCTCCAGAAAGTTTGAAACTAAGAGGTATCGGTGTTACTTGTGCATATGGTACAAAGACTTATCCAACAGGAGAATTTGGTTATCACTTTAAAGTTAGATCTGTAGGAACTTCAACATCATTTGAAACATTCGTTGGATTCTCTACTGTACAGCATGACTATACTGGTGGTGGAGTGGTACAAGTTGGTGTTACAAGTAATCTATTCCCAAGTTTTGATGAGGCGTATCCTATTTCAGGTATTGTTTCTGCTCGTACATTTGAAGTAAATGTCGGACCTAATACAATCGGACATACTTATGTGAAAGGTGGTACGGTTGCTGAATGGTATCCTTTATCTTATGGTTCTGGATATAGAACTGGATTAGGAACTATTGGTATTGGAATATCATCTCCAACTAAGGGAGTGAATGCTGAACTAACTGCTATAGTTGGTGCTGGTGGATCTTTGATATTCAGTATTGGTGCTGGTGGAACTGGATACACTGGTGAATATGATTCTGTCTTTGCACCTGAACCAAATGGCGAAAACTTGTCTATAGTTGGAGTATCTAGAATAGGTGGTGGAACAGAAACTGGTGTTGGTTGTTCTGTTAGTGTTCAAATTTCTGGTGTTAGCACAACTACTGGTATTGGATCAACTTTAGCTGAAGTTTCTGAATGGGAGTTTAGTAAGAAAGGATATGGATTTAAGCGTGGAGATGTATTTACTGTTGCTGGTCTTTCTACAGATCCTAATGCAGGTGATAACTTTAGAAACTTTGAATTAGAAGTTGTAGAAGTATTTTCTGATCAAGTTGCTTCTTGGCAGTTTGGTAATATTGATTATATTGATAATATAAAACCAAATCAAAATGGAAATAACAAGAGATTCCCACTATACTATCAATCACAGTTAGTCAGTTTTGAAATTGATAGAAACGATCAAGATTCTAGTGAAATTGATTTATCTACTGTTTTATTAGTATTCATTAACGGAGTAGTTCAAGAACCAAATATCAATTACATATTTACTGGTGGTTCTGTAATTGAATTCTCTAGTGCTCCAACTGTAAATGATAATGTTGTTATATTCTTCTATAGGGGAACAATAGGTCAAGATAGTTTTATCTTTGATATCAATGAGACTATTAAAACTGGAGACACTCTAAGATTAGATAAGAGTGCCGAAATGCAATTTAATAGAGTTAACAAAGATCAGTCAAACTTTGCTCAGATTGATGATAGAATTATTAAAAGGATTGATAGTGCTTCTACAGTAGAAACTCCATTCTATCAAGGTCCAGGTGTCAGTAATGATAATTTCAAACCTATGACATGGACTAAGCAAAAAGGAGATAGAGTTATTGATGGTTCTTTAGTTTCTAAAGCAAGAGATTCATATGTATCTCAAATAAATCCTAATGCAAATATTATTGGAGTTCTTACTTCAACAGATAATTTTGTATTTGTTGATAGTACTGCTAACTTTAAAGATACTGATAATCAATTAACAGAATCATTTGGATTACTTGCTATTGCTCCTGTTGGATTTGGTACAACAGCAGCTACTGGAGTTAACTTTGAGAATATATCTGGTGTTGAACCATTAGTTGCTGATGTTGCTGGATATATAGGTGTGGTTACTGGTATAGGAACTACTGCTGGTATTGGTACTGATTTAGCACTTGAGATTTTGGTTGATAACCAAGAATATGTTAATGCAGGTAATGATGCAACAGGATTCTCAACAAACTATCCATTCAAATTATATGGAACAGGTATCAATACAGCAGGAATTGCAATAACGAGTATTGATACACATGACACTGATATAGTTTCTATCAGCACACATTATGGAGATAATATTTACTATGCGAGTGCCATTAGTTATCGTAATGGTGGTCGTCAAGGTATTATCACTGCTAACATAGCATCATATACTGACACTAGTGATATGGTTGGCGTAGGATCCACTGGATTTGCTTACGCTCACTTCACTTGGGGAAGATTTGGTAATGTAACCAGAGCTGGTGCTCCTATTGAATTAGATGTTAAAGGACTATCTTATGATAGTCAACTTAGCAATTTCCCTCTAGTTATTAGAAGGGGCGTGGGACATAGAGGAACTGGAGCTCTGCCCAAACTTCTATAAATACAAAAAAGTTAGACCTTTAGTGCTACAGATGTAATGGCCGCAATTATCACAGATCAATTTAGAATAATAAATGCTAATAATTTCGTTGACTCCGTAATTAGTGGTGATAACTCCTATTATACTTTTTTAGGTCTGGCTAATCCAACAGAAACTGGATACGGAAGAACGAGTACATGGAACAGTACAACCGTTGAACCACCATCACCAACAGATAGTATTAGTTACATAGATCATGTATATGATACTATGATGTTTGGTAGAAAAGTTTTACCTGGTGATGTTCGTAGATTAGTAAGAAAAACTCAATGGACAAAAGGTACATCATATGATATGTTTCGTCATGATTATGATGTAACCAATAGATCATTAGTTTCTAACTCTAGTAGACTATATTCTGCAAACTATTATGTAATCAATAAAGACTTTAGAGTTTATATTTGTATTGATAATGGATCTGCAGGTATTACATCTACTGCAGGTGCATCCCTTGATGAACCTACATTTACTGATCTTGAGCCATCTGCTGCTGGTGTTAGTGGTGATGGTTATTTGTGGAAGTATCTATTTACAGTTCCTCCTGCTGACATTGTAAAGTTTGACTCTACTGAGTATGTTGCTGTTCCTAACGAATGGTCAACAAGCACTGAGAATGAGATTAAAGTGGTTCGAGATAATGGAGACTCTACAGTAAATAATAATCAAATTAAAGTTGTTTCTATTGATGGTCAGGGTGAGGGTTATTCTTTCCTTGCATCTCCGATAGAAGTTGATATACTAGGTGATGGAACTGGGGGTAAAGTCCGAGTTCAGACCAATACCAATGGTCAAATAATTTATGCAAAAGTTACTGCTGGAGGGCAAGGTTACAGTTTTGGTAGGGTTGATCTTTCTTCTATTAATGGTAGTGCTACAAAGTTTGCTAAATTAACACCTATCATTCCTCCTTCTAGAGGTCATGGATTTGATCTTTATAAAGAATTGGGAACTGACAAAGTTTTAATTTACACTAGATTTGATAATTCTACATATGACTTTATTTCTGATACAATATTCTCTCAAGTAGGAGTTGTTAAAAATCCTGTTGCTTCAGGTGCTGGATCTACTTCTGTTCTTAATACATCAGAATTTTCAGCAGCTAACGCTATGAAATTTACAGGAGATCTAACACAGACTCTTGTAGTTGGTGCAGAAATAACACAAAATATACCTGGCATTGGAACTGCCAGAGGTTATGTTTCTTCATATGATGTGAATACAACTATAATCAAATATTTCCAAGATAGAAATCTTTATCTTCATCCTTCATTGTATGATCAAACTGATAATATAGGTGTTGGTGGAGATGCAAAAGTTCTCGATTTTACTGCTGCTGGTGATGCTGTCATCTCTAGTGGATTTAGTGTAAACATAGATGGAGGTTTCTCAGGAATCTCAACAACTACACCATCTGGTAAAGTTGTAGATCTTGGAGTGCAGTTTACAAGTGGTCTCGCTGGACCTGAGATAAATAAAAGAACAGGTGAGATTATTTACCTTGATAATAGACCATCTATTACAAGAAATGAACGCCAAAAAGAAGACATCAAAATCGTATTAGAATTCTAAGAAGATGCCACAACAGACCAATCTTAATGTAAGTCCCTATTACGACGATTTTGATCCTAGTAAAGGTTATCATCGTGTCTTATTCAAACCTGGTTTCCCAGTTCAGGCTAGGGAACTATCTACTTTGCAATCTATTCTGCAAAATCAGATAGAAACTTATGGTAGTCATATATTTAAAGAAGGTGCGTTAGTAATACCTGGTTCAACAACATTTGATGGAAATTATTTTGCTGTTCAAGTTAATCCAACACATTTAGGTACTGATGTTTCTGTATATGCTAATAATATAATAGGAAAAAGATTTAAAGGACAAAATAGCGGAGTTACTGCAAAGGTAATTAATTATATTACTGCTACAGAATCTGATCAAGATTACGATACTTTTTATGTAAAATATATTGATTCGTCTACTGATGGAGATTTCTCATTCTTCCAAGATGGAGAAGTCCTTGTTGCAGAAGAACCAGTAACTTACGGTAATACAACAATCAATATTGGTGGAACTCTTGCATCTACAATTGCATTAAACGCATGTACTACAGGTTCTGCTTGTTCTATTGATGAGGGTGTATACTTTATCAGAGGAAATTTTGTAAAAGTAAATAAGCAAACAATTATATTAGATCAGTATAATCAATCCCCATCTTATAGGGTTGGACTTCAAGTTTTAGAAAACACTGTTAGTGCAAAAGGAGATGAGACTTTATATGATAATGCTAAAGGATTTTCTAACTTTGCTGCACCAGGTGCAGATAGATTACAAATAACACTTGTTTTAACTAAGAAAAGTATTAATGATTTTGATGATACTGATTTTGTAGAAATACTTAGAATTAAAGAAGGTGCAGTATTTTCAATAGGTAAAGATGTAAGTGAATATAATAAAATAAGAGATTATTTTGCTAAAAGGACTTTTGATGAGTCTGGAAATTATACTGTTAATCCATTTGGTATTAATATTGCTGAGTCTCTTAATGATCGTCTTGGAAATGATGGTGTATATTTTAAAGGGCAAACTACATTTGATAGTAACGATCCATCAGAAGATCTTGCATGTTTAAAGGTAACTGCTGGTAAAGCATACATCTTTGGATATGATGTTGATGTAACTGCTCCAACTATAATTGATTTTGAGAAACCAAGATCATTTGAAACAGTTGAAAATCAAGCATTTAATTTTGAAATGGGGAATAGATTCCTCGTTAACAATGTAAGTGGTATTACTACACTTACTGAAAGAATAGAATTGATGGGAGGTCCTCTTGGTGGAACTGCGACTGCTGCTGGTACTGCTGAAAAAATTGGTGATGCAAAAGTATATGGATTCTCTTTAAGAGATGCTGCATACGAAAATAACGGAACTGATTGGAACTTATATCTTTATGATATTCAAACATATACATCATTAGAATTAAATGATAATGTAACTGCATCAGAACTTAATCAGTCTGGATTTATTGTCGGTAAAGAAAGTGGTGCTGAAGGATATGCAGTTTCTGCAGGTGCTGGATCTAGTAGTATACAAGTTACTCAGACTGCAGGAACATTCAGGAGAGGAGAAAAAATTAGTATTAATGGTGATGAAACAGTATCACGAACTATTGAAAAAGTAACTTCATATGGTATTAATGATGTATATGAGTTTGCTCAGAGTGGAAATAGTTTCACTGCTAGTAAAAAATTAAATCAAGTAATTCCAGTTGGTTTTGGTGCTGGTCAATTTAATATTGCTGCTGATGGTACAGTTACTTCACCAAGAGCAGATAGTTTCTTAATTTTCAAACCTGGCGATATATTTTCTTACGGTGCTGCTAATGATACTTCTGGTTCCTCTCTTAATGTTCCTACTCGTAATGTGGTTCTAACGGTTGCTACTGATGGTCAATCGATGAAAGTCGGTACAATGACAACAGTTTCCGATGTGTTTGATGGTGGAGTAAAAGCATTTGATGGTATTGGATACAGAGGTGTACAGGATGTTTCTTTACTAAATTCATCTTTAATTTCTAGAATTCCAGACATAGGAGTTAATAATGTAGATTTTAGTAATTCTACTTTACTCCTTAGTTCTCAAGTACTTAATGAAAGCAGTAATGCATTAGGTCAATTAGTTCTCCCAATAACTTCAGTTGATCTTGACGATGTAAGTTTTGTTGCTTTTGATCAAGAAAGATATTCTGTTGCATATTCAAATGGAACTATTCAATCTATTACTGAAGATCAAATTCAAATAACTGGAACTAGTATTACAATATTTGGATTAACTCCAAGTCAGAGTAATATTAGAGTAAATGTAACTGTTCAAAAATCAAATATTAAAAACAAAGTTAAAGAATTTAAGAGATGTCAACAAACAGAAATTACTAGATCTGCAAATCAAAGATCTGGAACTAATGCTGGCACCAGTATTAATGATGGATTGAATCATAGTGCTCTGTATGGTATTAGAGTTCAAGATAGAGAAATATGTCTAAACCATCCAGACGCTACTGATATTATTGCAGTCTATGAGTCATTAGATACTAATACACCTGTTCTTGATAAATTAACCTTTACATCTACTGATGATATTTTTACCGAAGCAATTATTGGTGAAAAAATTACAGGATCAGATAGTAAAGCAATTGCGAGAGTAATCTCTATTGATTCTGGTAATAATCAAATTAGTATTGTTTATCTTACTGATAATAAATTTGTATTATTAGAGACATTAGAATTTGACGAATCATCTGCTGTTGCTACAGTTCAAGCAACAACACCTGGTAAGTATAATAATATTACTAGCAGTTATATGCTAGACAAAGGACAAAAAGATCAGTATTATGATTATTCTAAAATTGTTAGAAATGGTGGAGCATTTGTTCCTCATAGAAAACTATTAATTATCTACAACAGATATGATGTTCCTAGTGGTGACACTGGAGATATATTTACTGTTAATAGTTACGAATTTGAAAGATATACGAATGATATACCAGCAATAGGACCATCAAGAACTCCTGCACATGATGTATTAGATTTTAGACCACAAGTTCCTGTATACGATCCATCATCTGCTACAGTATCTCCATTCTTCTTTACTGCTAGAGATTTTACTGGAAAACCTGATAGACTTTTAACACCTAATGAGTCAATCGTATTTAACTACGATTTCTATCTTCCTAGAATAGACAAATTAGTTTTACACCAAAATGGCGAATTCATATTATTAGAAGGTACACCTTCTAGACAACCAATACCTCCAGAATCACAAGATAGAACTCTTGAACTTGCTACGATTCTTCTTCCTGCATATATGAAAAATGTAGAAGATGCAAGAGTGTTTCTAAAACAGAATCGTAGATACACTATGAAAGATATTGGTAAAATTGATGATAGAGTTAAAAATTTAGAAGAAATAACTACCTTAAATCTTTTAGAAAAGAGTGCAGAATCTCTTCAAATTAGAGACGCACAAGGTTTTGACAGATTCAAATCTGGATTCTTTGTAGATGCATTCAACTCATTCAATTTCATGGCACCGAGTTCTCCTGCCGATATCGATACAGATCTGCAAGAACTCAGACCAATAAGAGAATTTGAATCTATTGCTTTACAAATTGCTCCTAAAACAGATGTATCAGTACAACAATTAGATTTCAACACTGACTTTGAATTACTTGATGATGAAAATACACAAAAGACAGGTACTCTTATTACACTAAAATATGAAGATGAACTTTATATTGAGCAGAATTTTGCAACTAAAACAAACAATATCAACCCATTTCATGTAGTATCATATACTGGAGAAGTTAGACTGCTTCCAACTGTTGATAGATGGATCAATACTCAAAGAACACAAAATGTTATTAGAGATACTATTGGTATTACTGTTTTCAACAATCAAGTTGCTGCTAATTTCAATGTAACTAGATCAGGAAATGGTGGTGGATCTGCAACAGTAACAACTGCGGAAGTAGGTAGAACTACACAAAGAGATGATATTAGATCTGAGAACACATTTATTGCTGAAGAAAACTTTGATCCATTCTGTCGTTCTAGAAATGTACAGTTCTCAGCATTAGGTTTAAAACCATTTACTAATTTCTATGCATTCTTTGATAATATTGGTGGTATAGATGTCATACCAAAACTTTTAGAAGTATATGATGTTACAGGATCATTCCAAGTTGGAGAAACAATAAGAGGAAATATTGGTGCAACTGCATTTGAGTTTAGATTATGTACTCCAAATCATAAGACAGGACCGTTTGCTAACCCTACAGAAACATATGATGTTAACCCATATGATTCAAGTTCTACATTACCAAATGGATATTCACAGGCATCAACAATATTAAACATTGATACTGTTGGACTTTGCGAACAGGCACAAGGAGCATTCTTTGGATTTGCAGCAGCTCAAATGGTTCTTAGAGGAATAACTAGTGGTGCTCAAGCAAGAGTAGCAAGAGTAAGATTAGTATCTGATAACTTTGGTGATCTAACTGGTGCTATGTGGATTAGAGATCCTAATGCAACTCCTACTCCTCAGATAAGAATTAGATCTGGTAATAGAACCTTTAAATTAACATCTAGTGAAATAGACGCTACACCTGTACCAGGCAGCACATTAATTTCTAGTGGTGTTGCTAGATATACAGCAACTGGTACAACAAGACTTGTTCAAACTGATGTTAGAATTACAACCTTAGCAACTACTACGGTTAACAATCTATCAACAATTGATATACAAAGATCTGATCCACCGCCCCCTCCACCTCCACCACCACCACCTCCTGTTATCATTAACAATACAGTGGTTATTGATAGAACTAGAACTGTCATTAATAATGTATTAACTAGAAGAGGTCGTAGAGCTTTTGCAGGTAATAGTAGAAGTGGTGGAACTAGGGGATCCTTTAGAAGAAGGAGAAGAACTCGTAGTAGAAGAAGAGACCCTTTAGCACAGTCATTTGTAACGGGACCTGAGGGTGTATGGTTAACTAAAGTTGAAGTTTTCTTCGCAACAGTTAACTCTGGCACAACACCAGTAAATCTTCAGATAAGAACAGTTGAGTTAGGTTTACCTACACTTGACATTGTATCTCCTGATGCAATAGTAACCTTGCGTCCATCTGATATACAAACATCTACTGATGGTAGTGTACCAACCACATTCAAATTTCCAGCACCTGTTTACTTAGATCCTCAAGAAGCGTTCTGTGTAGTTCTGCTATCAGATAGTGATGAGTATACAGTATTCTGTGGAGAGATGGGTCAGAAAGCCATCAATCAACAGACTCTTCCTTCTGCTCAAGGTAAGATTTACTCACAGCAATTTGCTATGGGTTCACTCTTTAAATCTCAAAACGGATCTACTTGGACTCCAGCTCAGTTTGAAGATATGACTTTCAAACTTTATAGAGCTAAGTATACCTCACAAAGAGGATTAATAACATTCTTTAATCCACCTATTGAACCTAACAATGGTCAGGTTCCTAGACTAAACTTCAACCCTATTAGAGGTCTTCCTAAGAAAGCTAAAATTGGTATTACTACCACAACTAATGCTGGATTAATTGGAACTGTATTTACTCAGGGAAGAAAGATTGGTGAAAGTAACGAGACTTATCGTTACGCATTTGTTGATGATCAAGGCGGACCTGTCGATGGTACTGTTGGTATTTTAACTGGTGGTAAAGGATATGGAACTCCTTCAAACCCAGTCAGTACTTACAATATTACTGGAGATGGTTCTGGATTAACTTTAAATGTTACTGTTTCAGCTGGACTGTCTGCTATTACTGCTGCTACTGTAGTAAATGATGGTAATGGATACAAGGTCGGTGATATTGTTGGACTTGCAACTGCAGGTACTGGTAATGCTGGTTCTGGTGTTCGTGTTGCTATTAGTTCTATAGCAGGAGTTGATACTCTGTATCTAACAAATGTTCAGGCACAGGAATTTGATGTAACTTCTAATGATTTAACATATGTTCATAGCTCAGGTCAAGTTATAGATTCTGGACTTGATATATGGCAATATGATGAAGAAGGTGGAAACTACACAGGTGAATACTTTAAAGTAGATCACAGAAATCATGGAATGTATGGAACTGGTAATAAGGTTCTTATTTCTGATGTAGCATCTGATGTTCTTCCTACAGAATTAAGTGTTGATGTTGCTTCTAATGAAACTAGCATTTCTGTTGCATCAACTAGTCAGTTTGCTGAATTTGAAGGTGCTGTTGTTAGTGCTGCTAATACTGGATATGCTTTCTTGAATAGTGAGCTTTTATCTTACACTAGCGTTGGTATTTCTAGTCTCGGTGGTGTTACAAGAGGAATTGATGGAACTAATGCACTAAATCATTTTAAAGGTGATGCTATTAGTAAATATGAATTAAATGGTGTTTCTCTTGCAAAGATTAATACAGAGCATACTGTAGAAACTTCTCTGGTTGGTATTGATGAATATTACATCAAGATCAATAGAGGATCTAGCAGAGGTTCTGATGATACCACTAATAATATCCCACAACTATCATTTGCTGAAGAAGCTTCTGGAGGTGGTAATTCAGTTTACGCATCTAAGAATATTCAGTATGATGCTATAAGGACTAATATTGATGCAACAACTTTCGGACCTACAGATTTTGTTTCCCTCACATTAAGGAGTGTTACAGGTACATCTGTTGACGGTAATGAGGCATCATTTGTAGATCAGGGATTTGAAAACATAGAACTCAATAGAGATAATCAGTTGGCATCAACAAGAATTATCGCTTCTAGAGTTAATGAACAGAATCAATTAGGTTCTTTGGACAGATCTAAATCACATACAATTACTGTTGAATTTGATAATGGTGGAGATGATTTCAACTCACCCACTATTAATCTTGAAGGTGCTTCTTCTTTACTCTATGAGAATAGAATTAATGCACCAATAAGTAATTATCTAACTGATCCTAGGGTCAAGCAGAGATTTAATGATCCACATTCTGCATACTATATGTCGAATCCAATCTATATTAAGAATCCTGCAACATCTATAAGAGTTATATTTGAAGCTCGTAGACCAGCTGAAACTGATTTTAGAGTTCTATATAGTACTTTAAGAGCAGATTCTAGTGAAGTTACACCTGGCTTTGAACTATTTCCTGGTTATTTAAACCTTTTAGATATAGATGGAGATGGTGTTGGTGATCAAATTATTGATCCTAATAATAATAGCGGTTTACCCGACCAATTTATCTCACCTGATGCTACTACATACCGTGAATACCAATACACGGTAGATAACCTTCCTAGTTTTACTGGATTCCAGATTAAGATAGTCTTCACAGGGACTGACCAATCTAAACATCCTGTAATTAAAAACCTTAGAGCAATCGCAGTAGCATGACAAACTCATCTTTAATCCCAGTTGAAGGACATCCTAATTTTTGTAGAGATAAAAACACAGGAGCTATCATTAATACTGATAGTTCCTCTTTCGCTGCTTACCACCAAAGGAATTCCCAAAAAAAGATGGAAAGATTAGAGATAGAGGAGATGAAGAACGACATCGCTGAGATGAAACAAATGATGAGGGCATTAATGGCAAAGTTATGAAACTAAGACTGCCCAATAAAAAATTATTTGGTGAGCGACTTAAAATGAATAAGTGGCCAGTGAATTGGTTTGATGACAAAAAAAAGTTAAAAGAAGAGAAAGAAAGAAAAAGACAAGAAAAAATTAAAAAACTATATCCAAAAATATGAGTAGAAATCCACACTCTGAATTCTTGAAATACCACGGTTTTACTGAGGTTGATACACCAAGAAAAGAAGAAACTGACATGGCAGCATTAAAATCTGAAATGGCAGAAATAAAAATTACGATGCTTCAAGTCCTGCAGGAGTTGCAGAAACTAAATACATAATAGGATAATCCGAGTGTTGTTAACAGATGGCCGTCTACATTGCAAATCTTCAAATAGAAGCTGGTGTGGACTTTCAGCACGGTTTCAGCTTAGGTGATAGTGATACAGGAACATATTTGAACCTGAACAACTACACCGTCACTTCTCAAATGAGAAAATGGGCTGGATCAACTACATCTGTTTCCTTCGCAGCTACAATTACCGACCCTGATGAGGGTCAACTCGAAGTTTCTTTGGGTTCGACTCAGACAGTTGATATTAAACCTGGCCGTTATGTTTATGATGTTTTATTGAGTGACGCATCTGGTTACAAATATAAGGTCGTTGAGGGAATGATCCTAGTTAGAGTAGGAGTCACAAGGTAACCATGCCATCTCTCAGAATAGGTACAGGCAATCAAGTAAAAGTAATCGCTAGTGGATCTCTTGGTGGAGGTTCTGGTGGTCGCTTGTCTTTACTGTCTGATGTTAACTCAAGTAATCTTCAAGATGGAAGTTTGCTTGTATATGATGCTGCGACAAGTAATTTCGTAGCCACTAAGAATTTCCCTGCAGCAATCATTGATGGAGGTATCTACTAGTGTCAGCTACCCTATTATTAAAACGAACTCTAGGAACTTCACCTCCTAATATTGCACCAGTCGGTACTGGTGTATCTTTTGGTGAACTTGTTTATACTTACGATACCAGCGATGTTGGTGCTGGTAAATCCTATAAGAAATTATATATTGGTAACCCTGCAGGTCCTACAGCAGCTCCAATTGTAATCGGTGGTGAATATTATACTAGTCTAATACCAGAAAGTCCTGCCAATTACGGTAATAGGGAGGCATCTAAAGCACTTATCTTAGATTCAAATGCTAAGGTAAAATCTTGGTCTGTAGTAACTGATTTCCATAACGCTGGAGTTGGTACTAACCAAGGAGATTTTTATGTTGGTGGTAACTTAAATGTTACTGGAGATTTAGTATATGACGAAGTAACTGGTAGAAATATTAATATAACAGGTGTTGGTACAATTGCCACCATCTTCAATACTAAAGCAACCATTATTGATGGTGCAATTGATAATCTGTATACAGTATCAGGACTTGTTACCACTCTGACAGGTACAAGTGCTAATTACACTCAGGTCAATGTAGGACATGCTCTTACTGCTAATAATGTACAAATTACTGGTATAACTACACTTACCAATAATCTTGACTTCTCTAGAAATTTAATTAAGATTGGTCGTGAGACTGCATCTGGTATCAGTAGTGCTGATGGATCAATATTCATTGGTGACTATGCTGCCACTGGTATGGGTCAATCGACTTCTAATAGAAGAAACATAGCGATTGGTGCCAGTGCATTACAATTTGGTGGTGTTGGAAATAATGCTGATGAATTAGAATCTAACATCGTTATGGGTAACTTTGCAGGTTATAGACTGCAAGGTACTAAAAACTTAATGGTTGGTGATAAAGTAGGTTTTGCTTTATCATCTAGTGGTAACGATGAAAACATTGCTTTGGGTAATCAGGCAATGTATGGTGACACTTTCCCTGTTGTGGATGGTGTTACTTTAAGTATTACAGTTGGTCAACAAACTGCTATTGCTAATCATGACGAATCTACTGATGTAACAGAAACAAGTGGATCTGGTCAAGGTTTGATAGTAAGACTTCAAACTGGTGGTACTGGTTTAGTTACACTAATTGATGTAATATCACCAGGCGACGGATATGTTTTAGGTGACACATTTACCATACCATTTGGATTCCAAACTCTTACTGGTTCTGTTACTAGTATTAATGGTCGTTTCCTAAGTGGTGGTACTGGTGCTAGACAACAAAGTAAAAACATTGCCATAGGTCCATATTCATTATTCAGTGTAGATGGTAGTAGAAATATTGCGATTGGTTATTCTGCTGGTGATGTTACGACTGGTAGTGGTAATATTATAATTGGATATGAACGAGATGTTGCAATTGCTAATAGTGATAATCAACTTACTATTGGTAGTTCACTTATCAACTGGATTGATGGTAATCAACTAGGTTATGTTGGAATAGGAACTACAAGACCATTCGGATTACTCGATGCTGGTGGTGTATTCATTGTAGATAAAGGAACAGGTAATACTGTTATTTCTGGTGTTACAACTGTACCAACTCTTGATGTAGATAATCTTGGTATAGAGGACATCAAAGTAACTGCTGGTTTAGCAACTGACTTTGCAATTACAAATGCTAAGATTCAATCTGGTATCATCACAGATACTGTTGGTACTGCTGCGACAATTACTAATGTAGATTTTGTAAATGCAGATATTTTAGCAGCTAAGATAACAGCAGGTATCGTCACAGACCTTGTTGGTACTGGTGCTACAATAGCAATATTTGATACCGAGACTGCTGATCTTTCTGATGTAAAAATTACAACTGGTGTCATAACATCTTTAGTTGGTACATACGCAACTATCACTACATTCGATGCTGATGATGCAGATATAAATGTACTAAAAACTGTAACTGGTGTTGTAACATCTCTTACTGGTTTTGGTGTAACTTACAATACAGCAGACTTTGAGTTTGTTGATGCTTCTGATATCAAGATTACAACTGGTCTAGTAACATCTTTAGTTGGTACATATGTAACCTTCCAAGATGCTGACTTCCAAGATGATGTTCGTGTTGGTGGTGCTCTTACAGTTGTTGGTGATCTTACAGTTCAGGGTAATACAAGTTTTGTTCAGAGTTCTGTAATTCAGGTTACTGATAAGAACATTGAACTTGGTTTTAGTTCCACTGGTAATCATGCAGATGCTACTGCAGATAATGGTGGTATTATTCTTAAGGGTACTACCGATAAAACTATTCAATATAATACAGCAAGAGAAGCATGGGAGTCTAATCTTAAGTGGAATCCTACTACTGACAATACTCTTGATATTGGTGAACCTACTGTACAGTGGAAAGATATTTACATTAACGGTACTGCACATTTAGATGCTGCAGATATCTTAGATGCTAAAATTACTGCTGGTATTATCACTGATATTGTTGGTACTCATGCAACTATTACCGTTGCTGATTTTAGTCAGACAGATATAGTTAGTGCAAACATCACTGGTCTTGCTGTAACTGATATAGTTGGAACTGCTGCGACAATTACCACAATCGATGCAACAGATGGAGATATAGTTAATGCTAAAATTACTGCTGGTGTTGTTACATCATTAGTAGGTACTTACTCTACAATTGGTGATGTAGATGTTACTTATGATATTAGAGTTGGTGGAGCACTAACAATTACTGGTGATATTGATGCGAACAAAGACTTAATTGTATCTGGTGTATCTACATTTAATAGTAGACTTGATATTAATGCAAACATAGATGTATCAGGTGTTGGAACAATACCAACTTTTGATACAGAGACTGCTGATCTTAAGAATGTTAAAATTACTGCTGGTATCATTACTGATATCGTTGGTACTGCTGCTACAATCACAACTATTGATGCAACAGAAGGTGACATAGTTAACGCCAAAATTACTGCTGGTGTTGTTACATCATTAGTTGGTACTTATGCTACTATTACAACTGCACACATTGACACTTTAAGTGTTGATGTTATGTCTATGGTTGGTGTGGCAGTTACTGATGTAGTTGTTTCCACTGCAGCAACCTTTACAGGTGTTATTGATGTTAATGATGCTGATATTCTGAATGCCAAAATCACTACTGGTATTATAACCTCTCTGGTTGGCACCTACGCTACTATTACAAATTTTGATACTGAGACTGCTGATCTTAAGGATGTCAAGATTACTTCTGGTATCATTACTGATATTGTTGGTACTGCTGCTACAATCACTACGATTGATGCTGCTAACTTTGATGCAGTCAATGCAAAAATAAACGCTGGTTATATAACTTCTCTATATGATTCTGGTGGAGTTGTTGGAGTCAATACTCAACATATTTTAAGCACCAATCCTGACGGAACAATTACTTGGCGTGAACCAGCACAAATTGGTATTGGAACTATTAATCCTGGTATAGATGTATGGTTTGTTGACTCACATGGTGTTGATGATAACGAACCTTCTCGTGGTCGTACAGATGATAGACCATTTAAAACTATCAAGTACGCTCTATCAAGAATTTCTAATAAGTATCCACATACTTATAATGGTGGAACTGCTACTGATGCAGTTAATGTTCAGAGTGGTGCTGAGTCTGGTAATCAAAAATCACCTAATGGAGCAACCTACGATGAGCATACTGGAGTATTAGTATTATCATTTGCTTCTGCTCACGGATTATCAACTAACGATACAATAACTCTTGATAATAATTCAATATCATTTACATGTACAAAGGATAACAATGCGACTTCACACACTTATCCTCGTGCTACTGATCCTATTGCAGGAGTAACAACTGCTGTTACTGTAATTAACACTACATCATTTAGTATTAATGTTGGTGTTTCTCCTCTTATCACAGGAGAAAATGAGACATTGAATATTGGTGGTGGTGTTTATGAAGAAATATTCCCATTATATGTTCCTGCAGGTGTTACAGTTAAAGGTAATGGTCTTCGTGCTACTAAAGTAGTTCCAACTGATGCTACTAAGCAAAAGGATGCTTTCTTATTGAATGATAGATCAGTCGTTGAAGACATGACTATTGCTGACATGTTCTTTGATACTGCAAACAATCAAGGTTGGGCATTTAGATATGAACCTGGTATTGCTATTACATCAAGATCACCATATGTACAGCGTGTAACTGTATTCAACAAAGGTAGTAATCCAACTGCAACTGACCCATATGGTTATGCATCTGCTGATTCACCACCTTCATCATACATCTCTGGTGGTGGTGCATACATTGATGGATCTGAGGTGCAGTCAGGATCGCTTGAGGCAGCGATGTTGTTCAATGAGGCAACATTCATTGTTCCTAACAGTCAAGGTGTTGTAATGACTAACGGTGCTCGTGTTGAGTACCTAAACTGTTTTACATATTTTGCAGCTGAAGCACTTAAGGGTGTATCTGGATCTGCTGGTATTTCATCTACTGGTCAAACTAGATTAAGACTATCAGGCATTACAACAGTTGGTGTTGGTAATACTATTACTGTATTTGATACTGATGGATCTACTGGATTAGGTACTGCTGTCGTTGCATCTTATGATGGAACTTACTTAGGTGTAACTGGTAAGCAACTTGGATTTGAAGTTCTTAATGCTAGGACTGCTAAGTCTATAACATTTAATGATGGTGCTCAGTTAGATACTACTGTTAAGAAATTTGGTAGTGCTGCACTTAAGTTAGATGGTAGTAATGATTCTATTAGTATTCCTTCTAGTGGAGATATTGGATTTGGAACTAATACAGACTTCACAATTGAATTCTGGGCATACTCAAATACAACTGGACTTTCTAGTGCAACTCTATTTGACTTAAGAGATAATGGATCTGATACTAACGGTCTAAGTCTTGCATATCGTGCTGCTGGTGAAGTTGATTTAAGAGTTGGTACAACTACTGCTATCACTGGATCTGGTGCTGGTATTGCTACTGGAGTTTGGAAACACTTTGCAGTCGCAAGAGATGGTACAGATACAAGATTATTCGTTGATGGTACACAAAGAGGTATTAAAACTTCTGATACTACCGATTATGGTGCATCTAAAGGTATTGTATTTGGTGCAGACTTTGATGGAGCAAGCAATAATGTAACAGGTTGGATTGATGAAGTAAGAATCGAAAGAGGTGTTGCTAAGTATACAGCAAACTTTACTGCTCCTACTACTGCACCAACAGGAGATAAAGATACAGTACTACTTCTCCACTTTGATGGTTCTACTGGTATTAAGACCACTACTGATGACACAATCCGTAATCAGGATATTCGTATCACACAAGCAGGTGGTGGAATTGGAACTGCTACTAAGGTGATTCTAGCAGATTATAGTCAGTTTGGTGCTGACATGCGTTCTGTTGGTTGTGCTGTTGAATATGGTCAGAAGGGTGTTATTGCTGATGGTGATGGTGTTTCACTAAGAATGTTTGCACTCAACTTCAACCATGTTGGTGCTGGTGGTGATATTACTAACGATCCTAACCTAGCAATACAAGCAAATGAAGTTACTGAGGTAAACAACGGTGATGTATCTTATGTAAGTATTGACCAGAAAGGAGACTTCAGAGTTGGTGAAGCATTCTATGTTGACCAAGAAAATGGTACAGTATCATTCTCACAACAAGTAACAAGTCTTCAGGCACTATCTTCACTAGTCATAACTGATGGCACTGATAGTAGTACAGTAACACCTACAAGTGGTACATTTGGTAACATCCAGATAGCTGGAAATAACATAGAATCGACTTCAGGAGATATTAACATTGATCCTGCTGGTTCAGGAGACATCAACATTACTGGTGATGTAAATGTCTTAGGTATCTTAACTGCTACTACTATCCAACTGGATTCATTCCAGAAAGGTGATACTTCTGTTGCTCTTACTGATAGTGGTACTGATGGAACTATCCGTCTTTCTACAGATAATGTAGAAGCAATGCGTGTTGATGCCAATCAGAAAGTTGGTATTGGTACTGCTGCAGTTAGAGATAGATTAGATGTTCTAGACACTGCTAGATTTGAAAATATCAATGTAACTGGTGTTGGTACATTTGCTGGTGCTCTTAATGTTGCTGGTATTATAACTTCTACTGGCGGAGACATCAACGGAAACTTAGATGTATCTGGTATTATAGATTCTACTGGTATTGGCGTAACAGGAAACTTAGATGTATCTGGTGTTGGTACTATTACAACTTTCGATACAGAGACTGCAGATCTTAAAACTGTTAAGATAACATCTGGTATTGCAACTGACTTGGTTGGTACTGCTGCAACTATTACTACTATCGATGTTACAGAGGGTGATATAGTTAACGCCAAAATAAATGCTGGTGTTATAACTTCTCTTACTCTAACAGATAGTCAGGTTAGTGGTATTGTAACTTATGCAGATAATGCTGCTGCACACTTTGGAGATGATGGAGATCTTAAGATCTACCATAACCCATCCTTCGGATCTTACATTGATGATTCAGGAACTGGTGCTCTTGCAATTCGTTCTAATGAGATTCAGTTACAGAAGTATACTGGTGAAACTCTTGCTAACTTTACTGCTGATGGTTCGGTTAAATTATTCCATAATAACGGTCCTAGATTAGAAACTCTAGGTGCTGGTGTTAGTGTTAGTGGTGAATTACAAACTGGACAATTATTAGTTGCTACTGATGCTGTTGTTAGTGCAGGAATGACTGTTGTTGGAATCACAACTTTCAACGATGATGTATTCATTGCAGGAAACTTAAATATTGTCGGTGACTTAGTATATGATGAAACAACTTCTAGAAATCTTAATGTTACTGGCATAGCAACAATTGCTGCCATGATCATTACTGGAGTAACAACCTCCAAGAATATTCAAATTGGTACTGCTACTTCTACTACTAAGATTACTACTACAAGTGGAAAATTAGTTCTTGAATCTTTTGAGGATCAAGTAGATGTTAATGATAACCTACAGGTTGTAGGATATGGTACATTTAGAGATGGTTTATATTATCCAGATTCCGCAAATGGTATTGGATATAGTGGTCCTAATGGAATCGCATACTTCGACGCAACAGGTAAGATTGTTAGTGGCCTAAGTACTGTTGGATTCTTGACTGTTTCTGAGTATGTTCTTACCGTGAACTCAGCTGGAAACCCAACATGGTCTGAATCGATTGATGGAGGATTCTTCTAATGGCAAAACCAACCACAAGAGAGGAGTTGAAAGACTACGCTCTAAGACAACTTGGTGCTCCTGTATTAGAAATAAATGTCGCTGATGAGCAAGTTGAAGACGCACTTGACGATACTTTACAACTTTTTTATGAACGCCATTTTGATGGCGTTGAAAGAGTTTATTTAAAGTATAAAATTACTGCTGATGATATAAAGCGTGGTAGAGCAAGAGGTGCCTCAAATACTTTAGGTATTACTACAACAAGTACAACTACTAATATCGTAGGTGCTGCTACTACAACTACTTTTAATTGGGAAGAAAATCAAAGTGAATTTCCATTACCAGATTCAATTATTGGTATAGAAAGAGTATTTGTTTTTGATGCTAGTTTTATATCAAATAATATGTTCAGTTTCAAATATCAATTGTTCCTGAATGATGTTGCATTTAATCTTGGATATAGTGGACTTTTAAGTTATGCAATGACTAAGACCTATCTAGAGGACATCGATTTCCTACTATCTACAGAAAAACCAACTAGATTTAATAAGAGAAATGGAAAGTTATATCTTGATATTGATTGGGGATCAATGACAGAAGGTACATACATAATTTTAAATTGTTATCGAATTATGGATCCTGCTAATTATAGTGGAGTCTACAATGATTACTTCATCAAAAGATATTTTACTCAAACAGTTAAAAAACAATGGGGTACTAATTTAACCAAGTTTCAAGGGGTTAAACTTCCTGGTGGAATTGAATTAAATGGTAGACAAATATACGAAGATGCTGTTATGGAAATACAAAGGATAGAAGAAAAAATGATGACAGATTACGAATTACCTCCACTTGATATGATAGGATGATATGGCACTTAATCCATTCTTTCTTCAAGGTTCGCCTAGTGAACAAAGACTTGTTCAAGAATTAATTGACGAGCACTTGAAAATATTTGGGATAGATGTTTATTATCTACCCAGAAAAATGATTGAGACTGATGATGTACTTGGAGAAGTTCAATCATCTAAATTTAATGATGCTTATATTCTTGAAGCATACTTAAACAATTATGAAGGGTATGCTAAGGGTAGTGATATCATGACTAAGTTTGGTGTTAATCTAGAAAATGAAATTACACTAACAGTATCACGAGAAAGATATGAGGATTTTATAGCACCATTTGTTGTCACACATGATCCAAAGAATGCTGGAACCGAGATCATGTTTGGTACTAGACCTAAAGAAGGAGATCTAATATATTTTCCATTAGGAGAAAGACTTTTTGAAATCAAACATGTAGAGTTTGAAAATCCTTTTTACCAACTTGGTAAGAATTATATCTACGAACTTCAGTGTGAACTATTCCGTTATGAGGATGAGTACATTGACACTAATGTTGCTGTAATAGATCAAAGAGTTGATGATGAGGGAGAAGTAACTACAGTTGCTATGGCAGGTATTGGATCAACTGCTATTGCAATAGTTGATTCCTTTGCCTCTCAAGGTGCCCTACAATTCATCACACTCAACAATGACGGATATAACTATACTTCCACACCCTCTGTCACAATCGCACCCTCTCCTGCTGGTGTTACTTCAAGTAGAGCTGGTGCATTTGCCTTTACCACATCAAGGTCAAATCTATATTCTGTGGATTCTGTAGTAATACAAAACCCAGGTTTTGCATACACAGAGTCACCAGCAATTTCTTTTGGTGGACCTGGCGTAGGTGCTGCTGCAACTGCATCTCTGACAAGTAGTGGTATTACTTCTATTCGTATTACTTCTATTGGTAATAACTATATTCAACCACCTATTATTAGCATTCAACATCCAGAGAATGTTGCTATTGGAACTACAGGAACTGTAGGTAGTAAAGCAGGTCAAGTACAAGCAACTGCTATTGCTACTCTTGAAGGTGATAAGTTAAGTAGAATATATCTTAGCAATGCTGGTAGTGGTTATGAAGGTACTCCTATTATCACAATTGGTGCTCCAGTTTCTACTGGTATTGGTACATATTTCTATAATGAAAGAGTTCTTGGATCTATTTCTGGAACGGAAGCATATGTTAAAGAATGGAATGTAGTGGAGAGAAAACTCAAGTTGTCAATAAATAATGGTGTATTCACTCCTGGTGAGTATATAACTGGAACTGCTTCTTCTGCTAGATACCAAGTTCTATCTCACACTGGTGTTGACACTACTAGTGCTTACACATCTAATGATGAGTTTGAATTTGAGGCAGATTCTATCATTGATTTTGCAGAGACTAATCCATTTGGTAATTATTAATGTTAGGTACCTATTTTTATCACGAAATATTACGAAGGACTGTCATATCCTTCGGGACACTTTTTAATGAAATTCATGTTCAAAAACAGGACAAGGATGG